GCTCGAAGGCTATCCGGACGCCGCGCGGCGGCTGCGCGACGTGATCGCGGCGCGCACCGACCAATGGGCGCGCGATATGGAGAACGTGCGCGCTGCGCTCGCTCCCGGCACCAAGCCGCGGTAGCGTGGTCCGGTTTGTCATACCAGCAGCGTTCGGTCGTGACTTATCAACGTCGTCATGGACGAATCAGAGACCAGCGCTGCTGGGATCAGATCAAATCAATGCGGTCTGGATTGGCGGATGCTCGAGTTCGAGACTACAGCGTTGAACCAGGTTGCATGTATCCTGCAATTCAACATTTGGAAAATAGCGTGACAAGAATGATCAGGGTCTCATACCGTTTCCAGATCAGAATGATTTGACGATGTAGGGAAAGGACGTGATGGATTTTACGGTTTTGGGATTGCGTTCGACATAGAGGATGGCTTGTTTGAGCTTGGCGCGCACGGCGTCGATAGATTTGAGGGCGTAGTTCTTGAAGATTTTCTCGCGGATTTCATCCCAGAGATTCTCCTTCGGGTTGAGCTCCGGCGAATAGGGCGGCAGGAACAGCAGTGCGATATTGTCGGGAAGCGCAAGGTCGCCGCAGCGATGGTTGGGGGCGCCATCGAGAACCAAGAGGATGTCTTGCCTGGCAAATTTCCGCGCCAGGACATTGAGGAAGACTTGGAAGCACGCCGTATTCGATGTCGGCATGATCAGATAGATGCAAGTCCCATCCTTCGGAGAGACCGCTCCGTACAAATAGATGTATTCGCGAATGAGCTGGGAGGCGACCTCGGGCCTGGTGCCGGTTGGAGCCCAGCACGGCCGCGGGCGGTTGATCCGGCCGAAACGCGCTTCATCGGCGAACATGATCCGCAAGCGACGACCGCGTCTGGCGGCAGCCCGCCTGGCTGCCCTCACAGCATTTGGAAAGCCGTTTTTTTAAAAGCGTTTTGAGCCGCGACGTCACGTTTGGGATGAAACGGTCGCGGCATCAGCTTGCGCCAGCCATGACGGCCCAGAAGATTATAGACCGTGCTGTTGCTGGTTTCGTGCCCGATGGCCTTTTCGTAGGCCGCTTTGATATCGTGGATGTTCAACATTTCGCCGGCCCCGGCGGCTTTCGCAAAACGATCGAGCAAGGCCTTTTCCTCGGTCAAGGTCATGTTCTCGCGCTGGCGTCCACCGATCGGCTTGGGTTTGAGTGCTTTGAGCCCGCCCCGGTCATAAGCCATATGCGCTCGGTTCACCGTGCTCAATGATACGCCCATCGCTTCGGCAATCGCAGGCTGCGTCATTCCGCCTTCGCGCAGCAGCACCATCTGGATGCGCTGGCGCTGCTCGGGCCGCCCTTTCCATCGCAGCGCTGTTTTCAACCGCCGGACTTGGCCCTTCGTGCATTTGACCATCTGTTCCCTCCGAATCAGACGGTCAAAGAATCACGCCTCGCAACCCGAAAACAACCCATTCCGATCTTTAGTCCCCGCCACCGCAACCTTTCGATTCAATCAGCTATGGAAGCGGTATAAGACCGCTCCGGCACCGTCACCGCCGGCAGGTTCACGCGGGCGGCGAACACTAAACATAAACCATTCGGTCTGCCAGACTCCGACGCTTTTGCTATCCCGCCAAACTATTCAGACAGTGGTTTGTATTTTCCCATTCGCCAGAGACCAAGTATCGTAGACCCCTCAGCCGCCTCGTGCCGAGAATCCACACCGCTGATAGCTTGCAAGGCCGCGATCGCCTTATCGGTAGCAATGTCCAGGCAGTACATACCCGCCTTCTCTCGTACTGTGACGAGCGGATGATCGAGCAGAGGCACCAGCGTCGCGAGCTCACCGCGCGCGTTCAATTCCTTTGCGACGGCGTAGGGTTCGCCTGACACTTTATTATAAGCTTTCATGCTAGGTCCGCCGCCCTGCTCGTCGGTGAGAAAGCGTGTCGAACCGTAGCAACGCTCGCATGCGTCAACGAATCGATCCACCAATTGCGGCACTGTCATTTCGTCAGGTCTGGGGCGTTTGGGCACACCACGCAAGATGCGATCCCGCCACGCCAATACCTCACGCGCGCTGACATTATAGGAAAGGCCCGTTAGCGTTGCCGTCGCCGAATCCGGGTCAACGGAAAGAAACTGCGCACCAGCCCAGCCCCGAACGTCCGGATGTTGGTCATCAAAAAGGCGCCGCAGCTTTGCAATAGGTTCTCGCCGCCGCAATTCAGCGCCAAGTGCCTGCATCTCCTGCACGCGCGCTTCGCTGTGTCCGGCGTGTAACGCAAGCGCAGCTTGTAACAAGCTCTCCTTATCCAGTCGAGATTTCAGCCCAAACACGCTACCGGTAATTTTGGCTGCATCAATGAACTTTTGTATGAGTTCATCGGTGCTCATTTTTGCATAATCAACAGCGCTCATTTGAGGATTCCACACTTACGCAAAATTCTCAGGCCTTCCTCACGCTGCTGCTGGAAATCCATTTAGCGGCCAAGGGGGCGAGCGCTGCAGCGTGAACAAAAGCGTGCACTCAGCGCCCCCGTGCTATCTAAGAACATAACAAGAACAATCGGTCAAGCCTACATTATTATGCGCTGGATGATCGGAGTGTGCCGCTTCTCACTCCATCGCCTCCACCACTGCCTCGCTCAACCCCTCGCGGATCTCATCCGCCATCTCCGCGAGCGAGGATCGCAAGTAGGACCGCTCCGGCATCGTCACCGCCGGCAGGTTGACGCGCGCGGCGAACGCCTGCTCGCCTCGGATTGCAAAGGCGAGTGCCTTGACCTTCGCGTCAAACCCTGACGTCCTTTAGATCGTCCGGAAAGGCGCAATACTGCCCCTTACGCCACAGATCGAGCGTCCAGGAGGCGGACGAAGACTCGGGTAATTCCTTTGTTGCAGCGACCTTTTCTAAGGTCGCGATCGCCCGTTCTGTGGCGACAGGAAGGCAATAGCGTGCGGCCCTTTGTCGGACCGTTATGAGCGGGTGTTTGAACAGCGGCACCAGGGCGCGAAGCTCGCCGCGCCGGTTGAGCTCCTTTGCGGCAGCATAGATGTCGCCGGCGACTTTGTTATGAGCCTTCATGCTAGGTCCGCCGCCCTGCTCGTCGGTGAGAAAGCGTGTCGAACCGTAGCAACGCTCGCATGCGTCAACGAATCGATCCACCAATTGCGGCACTGTCATTTCGTCCAATCTCGGGCGCTTGGGCGCCCTACGTAAGATACGATCACGCCAAGCCAGCACTTCCCGTGTGCTGAGATTGTAGCAGAGGCCCGTGAACGTTGCGGTCGCCCAGTCTGGATCAACCGAAAGAAATTGCGGCCCAGCCCAGCCGCGAACGTCTGGATCGTCGTCCTCGAAGAGCTGCCGCAGCTTTTCGATCGGTCTCCGTCTTCCAAGCTCGGCGCCGAGCGCCTGCATCTCCGGCACCAGCGTCCGGCGCTGCGGATTGAGAAGTTTGGATTTATCCTCACTGAAAATGGTGCCGGCACGCTTTGCTGTTTCCGCGAAGCTTCGCAGAAGCTCGTCAGTGGTCATCCTCGCGAAATTGACCGTGCTCATTTGAGCACTCCGCACTTGCGTAGAATCTTCAGACCTTCTTCATATTGGTTGTCAAAATCCATATTGTTGACGATTTCTCTTACCAGCGGTGTTCCAGAACCGTCGGAATTTTCGCTGTACTCGGCGTTGACGCATTCATGTTGCAGCCGCGGCAGCCAGACGATATTACTCGGGTCATTGATAAGTTCGCTTCCGAATTTTTCGAAGCTGTCCTTCGCCAGATTATCCGGATTTTGATTCACTATGTGATGCTGCTCGTAACCGAGATTATCTTCCGTCGGCTCTTGTTGCAGCTCTTCCAGCGTCTTGGGCGGCTCAAAAGCCGATTTCAGTTGCGCGATCAGTCGGTCTTCGCCTTGATTAAGTTCGACCGGAGTGAACCCAGCAAGAAATCCTTCAATCCAGGGGACCAACCTAAGCCCCTGGACTAGAACTTCCCCCGCGTTTCTTTCCACCAAGCCCAGAGCCGATCTTACAGCAGCGCGAGCCGCCTCGTTGACATACGGAAGGGGCCAGCCAGCCCGAGGCTTGACGCTTGGAACCGAAGTCGGTTTCGGCACCGGCGCGAACCGGCCGGGATTTGGCTTTGTGCCGGTGCGAGGATGCTTTGCTGGGTCCCAACTAGCCTTCAGCAATCCGCTGCGGCAGAGCTCCGCGGCGCGACGGATGATCTCATCGTCCGATTCCGCTGCCTTTGCCAGCGGCGGCGGGTCGGGAAATTGCATCTGCACGGTCGCGATGGCTACCATTGCGAGGTCGCCGCGATTGAGTGCAATCGCAATCAATGCCAATGCGCCAGCCTTCGCCATAAGATCTACAGGGAGCCGATAACGAGCGGATAGCTCGTCGTTAAGCTTGGCTGCAGGCCGAACAGTCCAAGCACCTTTCGCCCCCGGCGTCGGCTCGCACCAGCAGCGGAACATTACCAACGAAAACCCCATCCGGGCCGCAACAAATGCCGCCGCTAGCTCGATCGGCCGACACTGAAAACGCACGCAATCCCGGCAGCGCAAGCATTGCGGTCAAGCTCCGTCGTCATGAGAACATAACAGGAACATTTGGTCAAGCTGACATTATTAGTAGTAGTCGCGGGATGATGGGAGTTGGGCCGATCATTACCTCATCGCCTCCACCACCGCCTCGGCCAGCTCCTCCCTTATCGCATCCGCCATCTCGGCGAGTGAGGAGCGCATATACGACCGCTCCGGCATCGCCACCGCCGGCAGATTGACCCGCGCGGCGAACACCTGCTTGCCGCCGATCGCGAAGGCGAGCGCCTTGGCTTTATCCGGCACGATCTCGTGCGGCGGGATGGTGCCGCCGAACTCGTGGATCGCGGCGTATTTCACGTCGCCGGAGGTGGCGATGCTCACGGAAACGTTGGCGGACGAGTCCTCGATCGTGGCGATGATCGAGCCGGCGAGCGCGCCGGTGCGCGCATTGAGCACCGTACCGGCAAGCTTTTGCTGAATCCTTGCTTCGAGCTCGGCCGCAAGCGCGTTCGCTTTTTCCGACAGCGCGTCGCGCACCCGATCGGGCATGTTCGCAAACGCCGCGGACGCGCCGTCGCGTAGAGCGAGCGCCAGCATCAGACCCCCACCACGCTGCGGTAAGGATCCAGCGAGGCGCGCACGAAATCCGGCATGTCCTTGAGGCTGTACGAGGCGGTCTGCTGGCCCTGCACGGTCTGCGCGCTCTGCCCGATGCGGGTGCGGTAGCGGTAGCGCTCGGCCACCCACTCGATGCAGCTATTGTTGATCGCGGCGGGGATAAAGCCGTAGGAGATGAGTACGGCGGCGCCAGCGTCGGCCGCGGCGAAGCTATAGACGCCGCTCGATACATTATATTGGCCGGCGCCGGGGCTGCCGGTCACTGCCGCCAGCGCCGTGCCGTTATTATAAGTGACGCCGCCGTTGCTCGCCCACGGACCGAACGGTGCGGCCGCCGTCACCGTGTAAGGACCGGGCGCTACGGGCACGCTCGCGTTCTCGTTCTCGACCGCGTAGCCGGCGTTATAGCTGACGACGACGTTCTGCCGGCCCTTGCGGAAGAATATGTGGAACAGATCGAGCGCTTGCGGCCGCCCTGGCGGCAGGCCGTCCCAAGCTTCGAGCAGATAGCCCTTCGTGAACGGCGCGCCGGCGGCCGGCGTGAGCGCCGCCGGCACGGCCACATTGTCGATGGCGAGCGAAATCATTTGCAGCACCGGATAGTGCCGCAAAAAAACGCGCGCCTTGCCGTTGCCGTCCATGCGCTCGACGAACGGCCGCGGCGTCAGCGACGGCCGGCCGAGATAGGCCGTGATCGCGCCGCTCACGTCGGTGATGAGGCGCGCAATGAGCGTGTCATCGGACGAGCCGATGCCGCTCGAACCTGAGAGCCAGGTTTTCACGTCGGCAAGCGTGGCGAGATCGGACGCAGCCATGTTGTTTGATCCTTAAGCTCAGGCCTTGCGCGCCGGCTTGCCCCGCCGCGCGGCGGGCGCGGCTTTGACCTTCTCGGTCGCGCCGGCCTCGACCTCCACGAAGCCGAAGCACTCGATCAGCAGCGCGCCGATCTCGGGCTCGACCTCATAGACGCCGTCGCGCGGCTGCACGGTCACGCCCGCGACGCACGGATTGCCGACGCCTTGCGGCGCTTTCAGCTTCATGGAATGCCTCGTGATTTTCTGGATACAGCTATTCGGCCGCTGTAGGAGCGGATGGGCCTAATATTTGTGGAACGCAGCCGGCAGATCAGGCATACCGTAAGCAGTTTTTGCGCTGGAGGAAGCACCATGGCAATCGAGGATAATCTTGATCAACTATACGCACTCTACGTCGCTAACAACATTCTGTGCATGCGCATGTGGGGATACGTCGCCAGTATTGGCGCAAAGGCGGAAGGCTTTAGCGAACAAGCGTGGATCGAGAAGCACCGCAAAATGTCACTCGAAAGCGCCGATCTCTGGAAGCTAGAGGGCCACCGCAACCCTAATCGTCTGCGTCAGATGATAAAGGAACAGCTTAATCAGTCGTGGAGCGCGATAATAAAGGGACCACCTTCAGGCACCCCGATACAATGACTTCTCGCTCGAATACTTCGCGGAAGAAGCGGTGTAGGTAACGGCGAAACACCCAATAGAACATGTGGAGATACTCCTATGGATGTTCAGCAAGTAGCCCGGATTGCGCCTAGCGCAATCCGGGAAACGACTGGCCGGCTTGCGCGCTGATGCGGGACCGCGCTGCGCGTTGTCTCCGGCGACAGTTGCTGTTTGTTACACAGGCGACGCGGGCAAGGCATTAAAGACGCGAACTAGCAATCAAAAGTGACGATATAGAAGTGACCGCCCATCGAGAAGTAGCCGAGAACGCGGCACTCGGCATCCGTTCTTGCGGCTCTTTTCGTCCAGCCCTCGGATTGCGTGTCCCACGGCAAGGTGATCTCGTCGCTCTCGTCATAAACAACCTCGGTCGATTTGAGTAACCAGCTCCTCCAATAGAACAGCTTGAGTCGCGGTTCATCAGACGGCAGTTTCGATATTTCTCGTAAATAAGACGGACGCATGACGTAGAAATGGATATACGAGCCCAGTTCCGCTCCGGTTCGCCAGACAAATCCGAGGTTCAATGCAGCGACGAGCGTGATCAACGGAAAGACAATGATCGACAAGAACCCCCGCCATTTCCTGGCCTGCGCTTGCACCGCGGCGTCGAAGAGCGCCGCCAGGGCCGATAAGACCCAGAGCAGCAGCACCAGCGGCGCGCCCACTATCAACAGCATCAAGGGTCCGGACCAGACCAGAACAAAGATCACCGGCCAGCCAACCGCGTTGATGATCGGCCAATAAACGATGCGGTCCGCAGTAGCCGGCAGCACAATCGACACGCCCTCACTGGCGTGGCGAGATTCGTCCGGACTGGTAAAGCTCATAGCCGATCTGCGTATCACGGACTTCGCGTGCAGACAACAATCGGAAATCTTGTGCTACATAGGCAGATTGAATCAACAACGCGAGCTGGTACGGAATGCCGGCCGCCGCCATATAGAGGCCAATCGCAGTCGTTGCATAGTCTTGATACTCGGTGACGTACTGGCCTTCGAACCGCTCAGCATCCCATGTCCCGCCCTGGCGAAATTGCGACAGTTGCTCAACCAGCAATGCCACAGCCGGGCCTGTGACCCCAGCCTGTGTCAGGCCAAAGAAGACCTGTTTCATCTGAAGCCCCGCTTGAACGAAGATTTCGGGCGACAAATCGGCGGGCCTCAGAAGCGGATTTCCCTTGCCATCCGTGACCGGCTCGCCCGCGCTGTCCACGAAGGATACCGGATGCTTCGGATTGGATGCCGGAATATCACGCGCGCGAAGTTTGTTATCCTTTGCACTTGAATTACCCGGCTTGTGCGCGGCAGCGGCTGGACCGCCGCCACTGCCGCCCGACCAGCGGCCGCTAATTTCACCGCTGCCTTTCGGCCAGCGCGGCTCATTTGGATCGTAGCCGGCCTTGGACAACTCGCGGCAGGCTTCGCGAATGGCCTCCGCGAGCAAGTCGTCATCGCGGCGGATGGCGGCAACCTCCGCTCGGCGTCGAAGCTGTTGGTCCTGTTCCTGCGCAGCCAGTGTGCGCATGGTTTTCACGATCTCCATGCGCACCGGCCAATGCTTCGGCACGGCGGTCAGGCGTCGCGAGAGTGGGAAGGTCATTCATTTCGATCCGTGTGGCGGAAATCCCTCTCCCGCTCCGGGAGAGGACGCCGAGCGAACGCGCAGCGTGAGCGAGGCGGGCGAGGGCCGGGCCGGGCGGCACTTCGTTGTGCGAGAACATAGCCCTCACCCGGCCGCGCGCTGTACGCGCGGCCGACCTCTCCCGGAACGGGAGAGGGGAAGCGTCATCACCCCGCGGCGATGTTTGAGATCACCGCCATGGACGGCGGGAAATAGTGCTGCAGCACCTCGTCGGCATAGACGCCGCTTTCGTAGCGGCGCGCGCGCGGCGGCCACTCGATCTGATAATAATCCTGGCGGGTGCGGATCTGCATGACGTTGCCGATGTTCGACAGCGGATAGGGCAAGGTGCGCGAAGTCATCAGCACGGTGCCCGCGGGCATGTTGGGATGCACGCGGATGTCGATTGTCTTCGGGCCGGCCATGGAGAACTTGTTGAGGTAGGTGCGCACCATGACGCCGCCGCCGAGCGCGCCCTGGTCGGTGTCGAACACGAAGCGTTGCGCGGCGTTGGTTCCGCCGGCGAGGATTTTTGTGGACAGATTGTTGGCGACCTGCGAGCCGACCCACATCGTGTCGGGTGAAAGCCGGTAATTGTCCCAGCGGTCCTTCAGCGCCGCGTCGATCTCGACGATGCCGCCGGCGCCGTCGCCGGTCAGCGTCGAGCCCGTTCCGGCAGTGCCGGTCGCCAGATAATCGACATAGGAATTGGAGCCCGACTTGAAGGCCTGGTAGAGGAGGCCGTCGAAAACGAGCGCGTTGGTCGAGTTGTCGCTCGAGCCCAACGAGGCCGCGGTCTGCGTGCCGGCCGCATTCGCCGTGATCACCAGCGAATTGATGGTGGTGATGGCGCCGAGCACCTCCGATCCGGCCGCGCCCCAGAACCAGGCATAGCCGAGCGCGCCGCTCACCGGCGCGACTGTCGCCGCAATCGAGCCGGTGGTGCCGGAGCTGATCGAGGCGGTGGCATTTGCCGATTTGGCCGCGGCGCCGCCGCCGAAAGTATCCGACGAGCCGTCGGCATTGCTGCGGGTGATCGCGCCCTGGATCCCGCCGGTGACGCTGCCGTTGACGACGGCGTCGAGCGAGAGCGCGACGCAGATGACGCTGAAGGGGCTGGCGGCCGCAGTGAGGCTGCCGCCGCTCGTCGAGGGCGCCAGCGACGGCGTCGGCGTCGTGCCGAGCGGCACCGAGGTGTTGCCGCCGAGAATGAGAATTTCCTCGCCGAGCATGCACGCTTCGAGTCCGATCTTGGCGCCGATCGCCTTGACGTCGTCAAAGCCCATGCCGGCATATTGGGCTTCGAAATCGACCGAGGTTTCGATGCCGATGCCCTTGTAGGCAGCGCTGTAATCCTGGGTGGCGACCGCCTGCACGCCGCCGCGGTTGCCGCCGGAGACGCCGATGCGCAGCCCGGTCGTATTGACGCCGGTCACCGCATGCCAGTTGGCCTGGATGCCGCCCTTGCCGGACACGCGCGGGGTCTCGTTGCGCAGCGGGGTGAGCAGCGGATAGAGGAATTTCGCGCCGAGCTCGAGGTCGTAATAGGTGAGCCCCGACGTCGGGGAAGTCGATTCCGAGAAAGTGCTCTTGGCGAGCGGATCGCCGGGGAGCGGATTTGAATGCGCTTTCTCGATTTCCGCAAGGAAGCCGCCGGCGCTCGCGAGCGCGGCGTTATAGTCCTGAACGGTCCGGGGCATGGTCGATTTGGCCAGA